ACGCGGGGCGCGATGATGTCGGTCGGCATGGGTGACGTGTCGGAGAGCAACTTGCTCATCGGGTAACGTTCGAGCCTGTCCGATGCCGGTTCTTGCTCCAAGCGAACAAGCGCGGGACCGTTCTTCTCGACATGCCTTACCCAGAGGCGGTCGGCTTCCTGCTGCAGCCGCTCCATTGGCCAGGCGGGCCGCACCATGGCGGCGTTGTACTGGCAAATCGCTTCCCAACCGTCATCGGGCGTCATCTTGCCGTCGTGGACCAGCCGAACGTAGTGGCCTATTGCAGCGCTCACCCCTTCGAAGCGGGTCCACTGGTCCGTGCCACCCTCATGCACCGGGGTGGTGAGAATAGCTTCGAGCGACGGTTTGGCGCTGGCCTCGGGCGTGGGCTCGACACCGACACCGGGCAGTGCCGGCATCGCTGCAACCTGTTCTGCGAACTCCGAGAGGTCGACCTCGACGGGGTGATGGTCGCGGATCTGGACGAGCCGCTGAAAGCCACCCTTGTGATACACCGAGCCCGCGACACGGATCGGCTGGTGGGCCGAACGGAAATGGGTGTCACCACCCACCTTCATCGCGATATCACCGCGCAGACGGCAGAGGGTTGCCAAGTCCGCGCCGGTCGCCGCCTCGGTCAGTTTCCACCAGACATGCAGCTTGGTGGCGCCTTCGGGGGTACGACCGCCGCTCTCGACGGTGAGCGTAGGCGTGCCGAGGTTGCGCACGAGATGCGCGAGCTTGCCCGGAATGTCGCCCGCATCAAGGTCCACCACGATCGCCTGCATCTGCAGGACCTCGTGGGCGCGGGCCTGACCCTGCGCCGCCACCGTGCCGGGGATGACATAGAGAGCCGCACCCTCGCGCCACGCCCAGGTAGCGAAGGTCTTAAGCTTGTCGAAGGCCGAGACGTCCGCGTCGATCCAGATGTTATTGGGCTTGCCGTCCCGGCCTTGTCCCTTGTCGACGAAGCCGCGAACCGGGATCAGGCCCTCGCAATAGCCGAACACGACATCCAGAAATATGCCGAGTTGAGCTGGATCCGGCTCGATGCCAAACGGATCTTCCTGCGGTGCCGCGTCGTTGAAATCACGCCACGGATTGAAGTGGATCACTTCGCCGGCGGGCTTGTGGTCATGATCATCGCTCATTGGGCAAGACTCCAGCAGCGGTTGGCGTAAGCGCACATCCGGCACTCGAAGTGATCGCGGTCCCTGGCGATGCGCGGCAGAAGCTCACCGGCATCGGTGGCACTGAGGATGCGCACGGCACGGTCGCTCATGCGCTGGGCGAGCTCGGTGTTGAAAGGCACCAGTTCGTGGTGGAGTTCGGCCGTGTCCTTGTTGATGGCGGTGAAGAGCGCGGGGTTGCTGGCGAGCCCAGGGACGCTCGCATCCATGTAGGCCTGGTAGAGCGCGATCTGGGCGGCATAGACCGGCTTCGAGACCACCACCCCGTCCTTGACACAGGCGCGCCAGTTCTTGGCGTTCATGGTCTTGCATTCCCACAGCGCGGGAACGCCGAGTTTTAAGGCATCGGGCGCGGCTGCAACGATACCATCGACGTGACCGCGGATGCGGCCGTCCGCGACGGCGAAACCGAACTGCTCACCATCAGGGCGATTGCCCTTGCGGGTGTAGAGGTCAACACCAGCGGCACGCAGCCACTGGATCGCCAGATCTTCGAGCGCGTGACCGATCGCGAAGATGCGTAGGGTCTGGCCGGGAAAGTCTGCGCCGTCGTCCTTCGGCGCGCCTGCGAATTCGAACTGCAGGGCTCGTTCGCAGGGGTGACCCACCCGCGAGCCACCGAGATAATCCCGGCGCGGGCGTGTGGCGTTGTCTGCGGTCAGCGCAGCGTCCACGACGTGGTTGAGGGTTTCCGCGAAACTGCGCGTGTGATTGAAGTCGATCGTCAAAATGGCACCTCCGGGAATTGCTGCTTGTTGGCCGCGGCGATCTCGCGCATGGCGTCCTGAAAGCCGCCGATGGCGACTTCGATCAGGGTGAGGACCTGGGGCTCGGTGAGGTCGATCAGCCGGGTCTGCCAGCCGATCTCCTCCATCACTTCGGCGACCATCTGCATGGCGCGGCGCATGGCGGATTTTTCTTCTTCGGTGAGATCAACCATGGCGGAAGACCTCCGGGCCCGTTGCCAGAAGAAGGCCTGACAGGTGATGGAGCAGAACCACACCGAGGGGCGCGGCCGGCTCGGGCGCAAGGGCGCCCGCTTTGATGATTTTGGCGGCGAAGCCGCCGGGCGCTGCGGCTTGGACCAGCCAAAACCACGCGCTGGCTGCCGACACACCGCGCAGAGCGCGAAGCGCGGATGCCAAGAAGTGAACCGAGCGGCGGCAGAGATGGGTGATGGCGACATGAAGCTCATCCATCACGCTGCCACCGCAAGCGCGGCCTCCTCAGCGCCGAAGACCAGGCTCCGGATCCGATCGCGGTTGAAGCGGAACGTCAGCAGCGCCGAGGCTTGGTAGCGAGTCAGGCTGAAGTCGTGACGGAACTCGGCGGGCAGGTAGGCGAGCTGCCGCTCCGTTGCAGGCTGGTGAAGCCAGTTCCTGGTCTTGTGGGCCGTCTCGTCGGACTCGTTGGTGTTGAGCCAGTCATCGGCCGCCGCGAGGCACACCATCTCTTCGCCGACAGCAAGCAGCCTCGCCTGTTTGCCCTGTGCACCACCGATGCCGTAGTAGCGGCCATCGAGGAAGAAGACCCCCGCCCATGCGTTGAAGCCGTTGGCGACGAGGGCCGCGCCATCGCCGTGCAGGTCGACCCATTCGAAGCTGGAACGCCTCAACAGATCGATCTCGGTCATTACGAACTGGCCGAGCGCTTCGGGGTCTCCGGCTTCACGCTCGCTTTCCCAGACATGACCACAGAGTGGGCATTCCATGACAGCCGCCGGCACTTGCGCTTCGCAGGAGGGACAGGTCTTGGTGGGGGCGTCGCCGGTGACCTCGCGGCCGTTCAGATCGACATCCTGCTCGAGCGAGCCGTGGATGAGGCTCGACGTCCCGAAATCAAGGATGATGCAATCTGTCTTGAGGATGCCCGGGTATTCATCCGGGTTCACAGTGCGCAGGCCCCGGCCCACCATCTGCATCATGGTGGACTTGTAGGAGGACGGCCGCAGCAGCACGACGCAGGAGGTCGGTGGGTGATCCCAGCCCTCGGTCAGGACCGCGACATTGGTGACGACCTGGATCTCGCCACGATCATAAGCGGCGAGTGTGGCCTTGCGGTCGACATCTCCCATCTCGCCATGGACGATCGCAGCAGAAACCCCTGCGGCATTGAAGGCGTCGGCGACATTACGGGCGTGATCGACGGTCGAGCAGAACACCACCGTCTGACGATTGCCGGCTTTCTCCTTCCAGTGGGCGATCACGGCATCCGTGACCGGCGACTTGTTCATGATGGCGTCGACCTCGCCCATGTCGAAGTCGGCGGCGACGCGGCGCACCTTTTTCAAGGCATCCTGCACGCCAACATCGATGACGAAGGTGCGTGGGCTGACGAGGTGGCCGGACGCGATCAGCTCGGCGATGCGAATTTGGTCGGCGACATTGTCGAAGACCTCGCGCAAGCCCTTCTTGTCACCGCGGTTGGGTGTCGCGGTCACGCCGAAGATCTTGGCCGACGGATTGCACTGCAACGTGCGATCGATGATGCGCCGATAGCTGTCGGCAACCGCGTGGTGCGCCTCATCGATGACCAGGAGATCGAGCGCCGGCATGTCGGCGAGGTTCGACACCCGTGACAGCGTCGGTGCCATGGCGAAGGTCACCTGGCCGTCCCACGACTTCGTGTTGGCGTCGACGACCGAGGTGGAAACACCCGGATTGACACGGCCGAACTTGGTGCGGTTCTGATCGGTCAGCTCATCTCGGTGGGCTAGTACGCAGGCCTTTGCATCGGTGCCACGCACCATCTCACCAGCGACCGCCGAGAGCATGATGGTCTTGCCAGCCGCGGTCGGCGCGACGCCAAGCGTGTTGCGGTGGGTGTCGAGCGCAGACAGGCTGCGCTCGACGAACAGTTTCTGACGGGGGCGAAGCAGCATGGCGTGACCTCACTTCGCCCAGGTGGGACGCACGCCGGCGGCGGGCGCAGGGGCTGCCTGCTGCGGGGCCGGAGCCGTATAAGCGGGCTGCTGAGGCTGCGGCGGCGCATAGGACGGCTGTGGAGCCGGATAGGCCGGAGCCGGGGCGTAGCCCGTGGGCACGGCGTGGCCTCCCGTGGCAGCGGCGTACTCCTTGTGGTCGCGCGTCACCGCCTGGCGAATGTCGTTCTTGTCATCGCCATTGCTGTCCTTGCCGACATCGATGCGAGCCATGAACTCGATACCGTCGAGATCGGCGAAGCCGGAGATACGGCGAGCGTTCTGCGCGTCGGGCGAATTGTCCTTGTCGGAGAGACCGCGCGCCGAGTTGAGAATGCCGCGCACGAGGCTGCGGCCCATGTTGGCCCAGTTCGGGCCGGACGCGCTGTAGAGCCCGATCATCGACCAGATCTTGCGCTTGGCGTAGGGGCCCTCGAGCACCGTGTATTCGGCGTCGAGATAAACCGAGCCCGTGGTGCCACGCTTGGCATAGCCGCCGGTCCAGCCCTGCGAGGGATCATCGAAGCCGCCGGGGCGGATGGTGAGCCGCACCTTGGCTATCGTGCCCTTGGGGATGAGGTTGGCGTTCTGCCTGGCGTCGTTGAAATCGTTCCATGCGGTTGTCATGGGATGCTCCTGGATCAGGGCTTGGTGTTGGGGTGAGCGGCGTCAGCGTCCGGGGCGACAGGCGCCGGGCGGCTGAACGTGAGGCGTTCGAGAGGGGAGCGGCCGGGCTCGCCGATCTTGGCGATCAGCCGCCCGAGGTGCGCTTCTTCGACGAGGTCGAGGCGGCCGGAACGGTCCTTGGCGGGATAGTTCCAGGGGTTCAGCGTTTGGCAGACGAAGACCCGGTGCAGCTGCTTCTCGGCGTCGGCCAGTTCCGTCATCGTCAGGACTTCATCGACGATGCCGGGCAGCTCGAGGCCGGTCTTGGCGCCGTCGATCTGCGGCACGAAGACCTTGCGGTTGAAGTCGTCGAGCTTCTCGTCGAGGATCCCGACGAAGAACACGTCCTTCATCCGGGTGTGCTGAAGATGCGTGATCCAGCCGATCATCTCGCGGCCATGCAGGCCGTAAGCGCTGCGGATGTCGGGCTTTCCGGTCTTCTCGGAGAAGGCCTCGGGCTGTTCCTTCGCCCACTGAAAGCAGAGGCGGCCCGCGACCGTGATCGAGTCGACGAAGATGGTGGCGTATTTGTCGAGCGCGCGGGGATCGCCGAACTTGGCGCAGGCCTCATTGTAGTGACGCTGGCTGTAGGGCCGGCCATCGGGAATGGCGGGATTGGCGCCGCCGATGAACACCGCGAAGTCGCGGCACTCTTCCCAGGTGCGCGGGCGGATCGTGTCGCCGCTCCAGCCTTCGATGGCGAGGTCGCCCGCCTCGAGGTCGAAGAACAGCGTCGTGTCCGGGTTCAGCGTCCACAGCAGGCTCGTCTTGCCGATGCCGCTCTTGCCGAAGATCGCAGCCTTGATACCGCGGCGTTCAGCGAGACGCTGATCGGCGAGAATGATGGGTAGGGTGCGGTTCATGACGGCACCTCCGGCGTAACGGCCAGCTTGCCGGTTGCACCGAGGATGGCGTCGAGGCACTGGCCGAAGCTCCAGTCGGGATGCCTCGTCCAAAAGCGATCCGCCTGGTTCAGGGCCTGCTGCCATTCGCGCAGCGCACGCCGGTCGTGGGCGATCTGCTGACGGCGGATCTCGATGGCGCGTTCAAAGCCCTCGCGCGACAATGTCCGCGTCGCGACCAGCGTCGTGCCTTCGAGGTCCATGGCCACCGCGGCGGGCAGATGGAAGGGCAGTTCCGCCTGCGCCGCATCGGCGGCCTTTTCCGCGCTGACGCGCAGGGCGCGTGCCCGCCCATCGATCCGGCCGACGACCCCATCGATCCCGGCCAGATAACGACCGTCGGCATCGATGTCGTCCCAGCGATCGACGGCCGCCTGCCGCTTGTTGATGGCGCGGCCGGCGATCACGTCGCCGACGATCTCGGCGACAACGTCATTCAGACGCATGGTTCCCATGATGGGCCTCCTGTTCGAAAAGGGTGCTGAAT